TAATACAAAATAATCTCTCGTAACTCTTATTACTCTGGTTCAATTTTGAAATAATCTTGTACTAATTAGTTACTCACGCGCGTAGGATTAATCTATCTCTGAACCAGTGAGTAATAGCACTTCTACCTATTCTCTTGGTTCAGGTTGGTTTAGTAGGTTCTCTCTTGAACCAGTCCTAATTCCTTATTTCCTTGGTTCAAAGGGGAGAAAATACTGGGAGGAATTGGAGTAGTTTATTTCTCTCTTTTCTTCTTGGTTCGGGGAATGGGGTTTTAAGGGGTCTGGGAAGCTCTCAGATTGAGATTAAGGGGTCAGGTGGGGATAATGTACCAGAAAGGGTCTAAAGGGGCTTCTAGGAGCTTCTGAAAGGATTTAAAGAAAAGAGGGAAGAAAAAAGGGAGAATCAAGAACCATGAGAGATACTAACCCCCGAAAGTTTAAAGGGGGAAATAGTGGTATTGTCAGGTTGATAATTTGGAATTAAGATGGTCTGAGTTATTTGACTGGAGACTGAAAATGAATAAAGGTATTTGTGGTGTAGCTGCTGCACAAGTTCTAAATAAACAAGCTGTGGATGTTGTTACTGATTATCCACATTACAATGACAAAGATAATGGATACTTACTAACTCCCTTTGATAGTGCTGTTCTTACTGAACATAAGAAAGGTGCTGATGTCTTAGAATTACCACACACTCAGGTACGTTATACGGCAGTTATCAAAGACACACCATTTAAGATTATCAATCCTTGTAATACTGGTTCAAGTGGCACTGGTTCTTCTGGTTCAGGTGGTGGTATTGTAGGTAATCAATCAGGACAAACTAATCAGGATAGTTAAATATGGCAATTAAGCAAGATAAAATCTTTATGGTAGTATCTCCTGATGAATTTGGAGATACTATTAAATGGGATAAGAAAAAGAAGAAATATGATGTTGATGTTACTGCTTTAAATTTTCCTACTTCTAATAATACTGGTTCAGGTAGAATTGAATTTACTGAACGAGAAGCCACTGTTGATTTAATGATTAATGGTATTCAGTTGTTATTTCGGGAATTGAAGAACAGTAATAAACTGATGTGTGTTACTGGAGTACATTATCAAGGTCAATGGTATGGGGATAGCCCTGATAATGAACCAGCAACAAATCCTTTTGACAATACTCAAATTAAGAAAGAGAGTGAATAATTATGACTGGCACTTGTTATACTCCTCCTGCTATTCCTAAGTTTAAACGTCCTACGGATGGCTCTACTACTTCTCCACAAGCTCATGTAGTTCCTACTAATACTCAGCCTATTTACAGTAGCGTAACTCCTGTAATTCGTTGGATGACTAAACAAACAGAGAATATTGATTTTACCTCTAAATGGTTGGGTCAAACTCTTGTAACAATCAAGTTTCCTACTCCAGACGTAATGCCCAGCATATTGGCTGAAAAAGAAGTATTAAGTCTTGGTTAAAATACTCTTCCTTGTCCCCCTGATGGTACTTCCTGATGGGGGATAATTTTTTGTTATAATCTTGGTTCAATGTTTGACAGACAAGGAAACTAACATGAGTAACACTACTCCTATTGATTTTGATAAAGTAATTCCAGTACCTGATATTAAGACAGTAATTGACCCAGCAGCTAAAACACAAAAAGCTCGTACTGCTCTTAAAGGTACTGAGAATAAATTTAATGGTAAAGGACGTTCTTCTTCTAAAACAGAGGGAGATGTTATTGAACCAGATGCTCCTATTGATTTAGATGCTATTCTTGCTGAAAGTACTGTAGAACCATTAACAATGGAATATTTTGAACAGTTAATTGGCAATAAGCGTGTAGATAAAGGCGTTAAAGAACGTGCATTGAAATTTATCAATGACAATATTACCAGTACTAATCCTGCTATTGGAGAATATTTCAGAAATGTTTGTATTGATGCAGCTAGTGCTATTTTTGGTGCTGGTTCAAGAATTAGTCTTTTAGAGTATATGCAAGCTGCTTTGTTTGTTACTTACAGACAGTCAGGGGATACTCAACTTAAAGCCTATGTAAAAACATTTCCTGAACGTGTAATGCGACTTCAAGCAGAGGGTCAGAACCAAGCGCATTTAGCTGTGTATGCTAGTATCTTTGCTAAGACAAAAGCAGTTACAGAAATTCAAGCTAAGATGCTCGTTCCTACTCATATCATGTGTCATGATTTATTTTATCAGGCATTACGAGTTACTACTGATATTATGATGGATGATAAAGTAAGTCCTAAAGTACGAGTAGAAGCTGCTGCTCAAATCTTAAATCATACTAAATCTCCTGAGATTAAACAACATGAGTTGTCTATTAAAGTCAATGAAAGTAATGAGATTGAACAACTCAAGGAAGCTATGTATGCTTTATCTAAACAACAACAGCAATCCATTATTGAAGGAGAATGCACTGTGGTTGATGTAAATAAAGCTGTTATCTATCAGGAAGAAAATGATGACAAAGGTTAAGAAAACTGTTGATGATTATCTTAATGAAATAGATTACCGTGAATTAGCTAATTATAAACCTAGTGAATTTGCTATTGGGTACATGAACTTTATTAAGATGGTTATGGTAGGTAGTTCAGATGCTCAAACAAGTCCATTACTTCATTACAAAATGATTGATGGTATTGTAGGTAAAAAGACACATATAGCTAATTTATGTTCAAGGGGTTTAGCAAAGACATCTGTATTTGGAGAGTTACTGGTTCTGTATTTAGCAATCTTTAGAACCATACCTAATTTTGGAATATGTGATGTAATCATGTATGTTGCAGATAGTATGGAGAATGGTGCTAAGTCGTTTAGACGTAATGTAGAAAGTAGGTATAACAATTCTGCATTCTTAAAGAAATACATTCCTGAAGTTAAATTTACGGATACAGATATTCTGTTTACCAATTTAAATGGGGAACAAACTTATGTAAGAATGTTTGGTGCTAAGTCAGGTGTTCGTGGTTTTAAAGCATTTGGTAATCGTCCTGTATTAGCAATACTTGATGATTTGGTATCAGAAGAAGATGCTAATAGTGCTATTCAACTAGAGAAAATTAAAGAGGTTATTTATTCAGGAATTGACCATTGTTTAAATCCAAGAAGAAAGAAAGTCATCTTTAATGGTACACCCTTTAATAAGAATGACCCTTTATATGAAGCTATTGAGAGTGGTGGTTGGTATAGTAATGTGTTTCCTGTATGTAATGACTTTCCTTGTAGTAAAGAAGAGTTTGTAGGTGCATGGGAAGAACGTTTTAGTTATGAAGCCTTACAGTCTCAATATGACCTTGCAGTTGCTACTGGCAGGATTAAGTCTTTTAAACAAGAGTTGATGCTTAGGATTGCCAGTAAAGAAGACCGCATGATTAATGACGAAGATATTAGATGGTTCAATGCTCATGAATTATTAGCAAACCAACAACGATATAATTTCGTTATCACAACAGACTTTGCTACTAGTACACAAAGACGCTCAGACTTTACAGTAATTGGTGTATGGGCATTAGACAATAAGAATAATAGATACCTTGTTGATGGTGTACTAGGAAGACAATTAATGAACCAGACCTTTGATGATATTTTCAGACTGGTTCGGAAATACAATCCAATCTCCGTGGGTATTGAAGTCTCAGGGCAACAAGGAGCATTTATTAGCTTGTTTAGAGATGAGATGGTAAGACGTAATGAATACTTTACCATTGCCAAAGGAAAGGATGGAAATCGTGAGGGTATTCCTGCCCGAACCAATAAAATGGAAAGATTAAGGCTCTCCATTCCATTTTGGAAAAGTGGTAAGATGTTTTTGCCTAGCGATTTGAAATCAACAGCTCTGGTTCAAGAGTTATTAGATGAACTAGCAATGGTAACAATTGATGGTATTAAAGCTAAACATGATGATGCTTTAGATATGGTATCCCAATTAGAACAAATGCGTTTAGTTTATCCAGATGATTATCAAGCTAATCTAGGTAAAGAACAAAAGAATGGTATCTATGATGATGTTATCATAGATGACAATCATGGAGTTGGATATGCAAGTTATGTGGTGTGATTATGAAATTTAAAGACTTGGTTCAAGACTTAGCTTTAGGAGAACTACAAAGTACACCATTAGTTGAGGTAGGTACATTTGAAATTAACCCAATGTACTTACCTAAATTAATACAAGTAATTAATAGGTCTCTTGAACATTTTTATTCTCAGTTCCCTCTTAAAGAAAGCCAGTTAATTATTCAACTGGTTCGGGGAATTTCTCATTATTATCTTGATGAAGAATATGCTTTATCAAATAAAACATCTAAATCAGTAAAATACATTATGGATAGTGATATTAATCCATTCCATAATGATGTTTTACAGATTATAGAAGTGAGTACAATAGATGGTCGTAGTTTAGCAATGAATGATATTCATGCTGAATTTGGTATTCTTACTCCTACTCCTACTTGTATTCATGTTCCTTATGATTTAGGTGTAAATCAATTAAGTGTAGTGTATCAAGCTACACATCAAAAGATACCATTATCTGAACCAGCTACCAGTGAGTTTAATATTGAAATTCCTACTGCAATGGTTGGAGCATTTATGGCATACATTGCTTGTTTAGTATTACAGAATATGGGCGGTAATAAACTGAATGACAGTAATGCTTTCTTTGCTAAATACCAAACATTAATGGAATTACTTAAACAACAAGGTATCGGTAATAAACCCACTACTGGGTACAATATTAAACCTTACATACGAGAATGGATTTAACTATGTACAAAAATCTTCCACAAGATATTCGTCCTATGGGTACGAATAATTTAAATCAATTAGTACATCATCATCTTGGTTCACAAAGTTTTGATGTAGTAGCTCATGTACAAGCTAATTTACCTTGGCTTAATGAATTGCATAATAAACTTGGTATTATTTCTAGTTTAGCAGCTCATGGACAAACTCTTGATGTATTAGCTCAACATACTCAAACATTATGGGCTATTTCTGAAAGTATGCCAGCATTAAAAGAATTGTATTGTAATCTTGAGTTAATTACTAAAGGTGTTCCTAAACTAAACTCTATTGACAAACGTTTAACGGAACAGAATGCAATGCTCAATTCTTTATTAGGTCATGTATCTAAAGAAGACATTGAAAGTTTAGATGACCGTTATGCTGAATTAGATAGTAAGTTAGCAGAACATGAAATTTTACTTGAAACTATGGATGAAATTAAAACTGGTTTAACAACCATTAATCAAATCTTAGTTCATTTACAAGTAACAGAATTAGTTAATCGTGCTGTTAAATCTGAAAAGACCACTGATATTGAAGCTGCTAAAAAACTGTTAGATACTAGCATTAAACTGGGCAATAACGAAAGTTACAACCAAAATGTATTGGAGGATTTAAATGATTAATTTACCTACTGGTTCAATTATTACAGTACCCTGTAATTCTAATCCACAAGGATATTCTGATATTGATGAAAGAGCTTTTCCTAAAGTAAAAGCTGGAGAAATTAAACTTAATCTCTTTGGTTCAGTAGAGTATCCAACTTGGAAAGAATGGCATACTGTTGGACATTTATCTCAATACCCTGAATTGGAATGCACATTAAAACTTTGGGTACAAGAACTGCCTTTAGGGGAAATCCGAACTCATTGGGAAAAATCACTTCAATTGGGTTTCTTACCTGATATTGAAACTCTGTTCTTTGGTATTTCTAAAAAAGCAGGACTATTCATTGACGGTAAAGCTGGAGGACAATACTTCTATCCCATGATTGAGCATACTGAGAATGTTCTCCGACCTATCGGACAATCCACTCAGGAAGCCCCAAAAGAAACGTTCTCAAGCGTGATTGGAGAGGATATAGGGGATAGTACCATCCCAGCAAACTTTGTTCTCCTAGCTCAACGGAAGAGCATTTACAACCTGAAATCAGACCCTATGCTTATTCAGGCTGGTTCAGGAACTTTTGGTTATCCAGCACATCTGACAACAGAAATCTGGATTAACACCCAATCTTATTATCCAAGTTTACCTTATGGATATAAATACATGATTAAGGATTAAAAATGACTTGTAAACCATGTGAAGAGAAAAAAGTGATTGTGCAGACTAATAAAACACAATCTCCTAAACAAATTGAACCAGTAATAACAGTTCAACCAGAAACACATAAACCAACAGTACAATCTGATACACATTGTCCTACTGAAAAGATTACCCATATCGCTAAGGTAGGAGATAAGATTGTAGTAACAATGGATAATTGTGTTTTTCATAAAACTAAATTATCTAAACTAGATATTCCCAGCTTTAGTACTATTAACAAAGTAGTTACTAAAATTGAACCAGCAGATAAAGGGATTACTCTTACTCTTCATAATCAAATTACTGGAGAAGAGAAGATTGAACTGGTAGAGTTTAAAGAAGCAACCACTACAACAGCAGGTATTGTACGATTAGCTACTGAAGCTGAAGCATTAGCTGGAGAACATGAAACTTCAGTTCTTACACCTAAAACTTCTTTGTTACTGGTTCGGCAGGAATTAAAAATTCCTGATAATTTACCCTCTGCAACAAAAGAAGCCAAAGGTATTGTTCAGTTAGCTACTGTAGAGAATTTAAATCAATTAGATGAAGCATCAGTTACTACACCAGCAGATGTCCAATCTATGATTAATAAATACCTCAAGAAACAATCTGAGACAGCAATACATTTAGTTGGTAATGATGATACTCAATTAGGTTTTTTAATTAAGGAATTTATATGACTATTTTGAAAATTATTACAGTAGATGATTTGAACCAGAGTTCATTTAATAATGATGGTTCATTTCAAAAAGGTGGTGTTACAGTAGCAATTAGTCCAGTAGAGGGCAATTTACTTAAACAATACCCAAATGGTCTTTATGTTGGAACTGAAGCTAAAGAAAATACTTCCAATTTGTTTGTAGATAACCAAAATGGTTCAGATACCAATATCGGTACTCGTGCTAATCCATTACGAACTATTAAAGAATGTTTTATTCGTAATGAACCAAACACATCATTTACTATTAATCTAATGGAAGGTCAAACACATGAATGGCGTTCTAGTTGGTTGAACTATATTAAGAACAAAAATTTTACTGTTAAAACTTATGGGGAAAGTATTGATGCTGCATTAATTCAATCTCAGGGTAATTGGAATTATTGGCGTAGTAAAGAAATTCTACGAGCTACTGTACAATTTATTTGTGATAGTATCGTTAATCTCAAATATGCCAAACCCCAATCTTATTTATCTGGTTCAGGAAATTTAACCAATATGTTTATGGGAGTTATTATTGACAGTTCACATCAAGAACCAAGTGATAGTGTAATTGAAGACAGTATTGCGGGATACATTGGGAATGAAATCTTAGGACAGAATTTCCGATTTATTGGTTGTGAGTTTAAACTTCATAATCGTATTGCATTATTCCGATTAGGAGATGTTTCAACAATTCGTATTGATGCTTGTCAATTTAATCCTCCCAGTAATGGTAAATTAATTCAATTCCATACTGGAGCTAATTTAAATCTTGTGCTTACTAATAATAACCAAACAGATGGCTCTGAATACTCTGGTTCAACATTACATAAACGTGGTACTCCTACACGTCAAGCATGGCAAGATTTATTAGGGGAACAGGGTCAATCTTATAAATATACTATTTATGGAGAATAATCATGATTAAATATGGTACTGGATTACCAATAGATGTATCAAGTAAATACAAATGGTATGTTGATTTAGAAACAAATACTATGTATTTCCGAAATGGAAATCTTTGGGAAGTATATTCAACAGAAGGGATTGAAGAATGAATTATCATAACTGCCAAGTATGTTGTTGTCATCCTTGTTGCTGTGTTCCAAAAGAACCAGAACAAAAGAAACCTTTAGCATCACTTACTCCCATTATTACTAAAAAACCTGAACCAAAGGTACCAGTAACACAAGTAACTGTTTGTGGTTCTGGTTCAAAACAAAATCCAATTGAAGTTACTCATTGTCCTACTAACAAAATTGCTACCATTTCCAAAATGGGGAATAAAGTAGTAGTTACAATGGATGATTGTTTGTATTATGAAGCTGAATTAGATACTCTTGATTTGAGTACACTCCAAACCAATTCAGGAAAAGTAGTAGTTAAAGTTGATGCTAATGCTGATAACAGTCTTACAGTACATTATCGTGATTTAAAATCTGGTGCTGATACAAAAGAAGTAATTACTCTTCCCCCAGAAATTCATATTACTTCTGGTTCAATAGGTAAAGATAAGAACTCTATTGTATTAGAAATGAATGATGGTTCAGTAGTTACTATTGATATGACTTTATTAAAAGAGGGTATCATCTCTAATATTACTAATACCATTAAACAATTAGTAGATAATGGTCTTACTGATATTAAAACTTTAATTAATAACTTAACTCAAAAAGTTGAGCAGTATAAAATTAAAGAAACTACTTTAGACCCAACATCTCATGTATTCACAATTAAACTCAATGATGATGAAACATTTGAAACTGACTTTTCAAGTTTAATTAGTGCAGATAATTATGTTCATTCTGGTACTGTATTAGCAAATAAAACTTTACGATTAGTCTTTAAAGATGGTACTCATATTGATATTGATTTGAGTGCAATCGGTGTAGCATCAAGTACAGTACTTCCTACTGGAGGTCGGATTGAGAATACAAACTTAATTCTTACTTTATCTAATGGTTCTGAAATTAGTATTGATATTACACAACTTCTTCAAAATACTGTGAATAAAGTTACTAATAATATCCAAACTAAAGTAATTACTGATGCTACAAATACAGTAACAAATACTGTTTTATCCAAGCTACAGTTTCGGATAAATAAACAAAATGAAGACTATGAATTAACTCAAGAGGATTTTGATGGTCTTACTTTAGTTTATGCTGAAAAAGCTGGTAATCAGACAATTACTGTACCAAAACCTGATAATGAAAGTTTAATTGGTCGTGTGGTAGTCATCCGTAAAGCAGCAGGGGATTTAGGTACTCTCCTTACTGTTACTGGTTCAAACGGTGTTACAATCACTCCGTCCGATATATCCCCACTACGGCGTGTAGGAAGTGAAATTAGCCTAGTTTATGTTGGAGATGGGGTATGGGCAGCAACAGGAGAATTACCGTGATTTTGCCTCATGCCAGAGTGCTTGTAAGCATACAAGAACAAAAGAAACCTACTTTGTGGGTTTCTCAAATCCGACCCAAAAACCTTAAAGAAAGGGGCTATTCTCTTGGTTCAGAAGTGAAGTCTGGTTTAGTAAAGACTATTATTAAGGAAACATTATGTCTTGATAAAAGTTATGCAATTAATGCAAGTCTTCTTTCTGGTAAGATTAAATCTATTATTTATTTAACTTCAGTGCATGATAAAAGTTATGCAATATCTGCAAGTCTCTTATCTGGTAAAGTTAAATCTATTTTAAATGAAACCAATCAAACAGAAAAATCTTATGCTATTAGCTCAAGTTTACTTTCTGGTAAATTGTTTGGAGACTTATTAAGAGGATTTAACAATAGTATTAAAGATAAAGACCAATTTGCTGTTACTGCTTTTATTGTATCTGGTAAGATTAAAACTGTTTTGTAAAGGAAACAAAATGAATATTGATGTAGGTTATAAAGGACGATTTAATGTTGTAGTCCGTAATGCTGATGGTTCAGTAAAACAAGATTATGGTTGGCAAGATAATCTCATTACCGATGAGGGGATGAATTTATTAAGTTATGTTACACAAACAACAAATAAAGGAACTCAACGAGAACCCCACGGTAGTAGTATTTTTGGACAATTAGCTGTAGGTTCAGGAACAATTGAACCAAGTGTAACAGACAAAGCTCTTACTCAATTAGAGGCTTTTAGTATTCGTGCAGATAATCAGAATATTGTTCAAGAAATATTTTCAGATACTCGTCCTAATATTCTTAAAGAAACATATACTGCAAAATATATTTTCAACAATATTAATAATAAAAATATTACTGAATTAGGTCTTGTTTGGGTTAATAATAGCACCATAGCTCAAGCAGATTACTGTCTTTACACCCATGCCTTAATTCGTGATAAACAAAATGCTATTTCTTCTATTACAGTACTTCAAGGAGAAATTCTTGAAGTAAATTATGCTATGGATTGTTATTATGATTACTCTCCTAAGAAAACAGAAATACATATTCCTGTTGAAGAGAATGGGGGAGTTACTGATAAAGTTTATGATGTAGTAGTACAGCCTATAGCTTTCAATGAAAGTTATACAGGAAGAGGCGTTACTTTATCAAATTATAATAATCAATTTGAATTTTATGGTGTAAATACTTCTGTTGATGGAGATTTAAATACTCCTTATGATTTTACCCGTATTCCAGTATTTTCTAAAAACAGTATAAATACACAAGATGCTTATAACAGAGAGTTTAATAAACTTGTTGCACAAAATCCAGCATATATGGGTAGCTATTCTGTTAGTGGAGCATGGGATTATTCTATAGCTTATGCCCCACGAGTATATAATTACAAACAAGGCATAAATACTTGTAATATTACATTTAGTCCTTATGGGGCTAATTTTAAAGATGGTATTCGTTGTATTAGATTTCCAATTTCAACATACACCAATAGTACGGTAAAATTTGTATTACAATGTTTCTTTGCTGAGAAAGGTTCTAGTCGTGGTATTATGAAGACAAATAAACAAACAATTTCATTTACCATTCAATGTAATATCTCTCGTTATGAGGGTACTCCTTAAGGATTATTGAGTATGATATTCCATCCAAAAGATACTGAGTTTTATAAAACTCAATTAAATTCTTTTGAGTATCCTCGTAATAAACACTACCCAATGAATGAAGCATGGGCATTGGGTAGTGCCGAATTACAGAATGCTCAAATAGAAACAAATACTCATTCATGGCATGGGTATATTAAAAATGGTTGGTTCACTCTTAAACGTGAAGATTTAGATGAAGAACATCAAATTTTAGAATTAGATGGAGTTACCCAACTTGAT